GGAGTAAAAAATAATGTTTCCGTTAACAGCACTAGTAGACGTTGGGATGAAAGTCCTAGACAAGTTTATTCCCGACCCAGAAGCCAAAGCTAAAGCTCAAGCCGAGCTTCTTAAAATGCAACAAGAAGGCAGACTAGCTGAACTAAATGCTGACAATATCGAGGCTCAAGAACTGACAAAACGCCAAGAAGCGGACATGAACTCAGACTCATGGCTATCTAAAAACATCCGCCCAATGACCTTAATCTTTATCTTGTTTGCCTACTTCTTATTTGCCATGATGAGCGCCTTTGGTAATAACGCCAATGAGAAGTATGTGGAGCTACTTGGTCAATGGGGTATGTTAATTATGTCCTTCTATTTTGGTGGGCGTACTTTGGAGAAGATTATGGATATGAAGTCAAAGGAAAAGAAAGATGCTTGAGTCGCAGTTACTTGCTCTAGGTATTGATGGTAAGTGGCTTGAACCACTTAAAGAGACTTTTGAGAAGTACAACATTGATACGGCTAAGCGTCAGGCTGCCTTTATTGGGCAGTGTATGCACGAGTCTGGGGGCTTCAAGCTCCTTGAAGAGAACCTAAATTACAGCGCTAAAGCTTTGATGAACACATGGCCCAGCCGATTCCCAACGGAAGAAATGGCAAACCAGTATGCCCGTAACCCTGAAAAGATTGCCAATAAGGTGTACGGTGGGCGCATGGGCAACGGCACAGAAGAAACGGGTGAAGGCTGGAAGTACCGTGGTCGTGGTATTAAACAACTGACTGGCAAAGAGAACTATGACCGATGTGGATCTGGTCTGGGTGTGGATCTTGTCAGTGATCCTGATAAGTTATTGGATCCTAAATATGCGGCTTTAAGCGCTGGCTGGTTTTGGAACAAACATAATCTAAATGACTTGGCAGATAAGTCAGATGTTGAGACAATGACAAAAAGGATCAATGGTGGCTTACTTGGTTTGGATGCTAGAAAAGTTGCTATTGCTAAAGCCGAATCAATACTAGGGTAAACCCGTATGCCACTACAAAAACTTCAATTTAGACCAGGCGTAAACCGAGAAGGTACTGATTACTCCAACGAGGGCGGTTGGTATGCTTGCGACAAGGTTCGTTTTCGTTCAGGATTTCCTGAGAAAATAGGTGGCTGGATTCGTTTATCTAACGATACTTTTTTAGGAGTATGCCGAGCCTTATGGAACTGGGTTACTCTTTCTGGCGCTAATCTTTTAGGTGTTGGCACTAACCTTAAATACTATATTGAGCTTGGCGGCGAATACAACGATGTAACCCCTATTCGTGTTACTTTTACAAACGCTTCTTCTCCCAGTACAGCAAACTGCATCTCTACTACTAATGGGTCTAATGTAGTTACTATTAACTATGTAAACTATGGTGGTCTCACAAACGACTTTGTAACCATTTCTGGCGCTAATGCTGTAGGTGGAATAGCAGCAACTGAAATAAATGCCGAACACCAGATTACCTATGTAGACCTTGATACCTTTACATTTACAGTTAATTCCGCAGCAACTTCTAACGTAGCGGCTGGTGGTGGTAACACCATTACTATGGCGTTTCAAATTAATACTGGGTTAGATACCTTTGTGGTCGGTACTGGCTGGGGTGCTGGCACTTGGCCTACTTATATTCAAACTTCACTGACTGATCCATTTACTTGCACAAGTCCTAGCAACGTTGTTACCGTAACCCAAGCATCGCATGGATTAGCTAACGGCAATGCAGTTTATTTCAACAGCATATCTGGTAACGTCTGCGGCATAGCATCTGCCCCATTTGTTAAGGCATTTCCAATTACTGTGGTTAACGCCAATGCTTACACCTTCTCAACGGTTATTGGCTCTAATACCTATACCACTTCTAATAACGGCCCAACTGGGGGCACTGTGGTTGTTTCTACTCCTGTAGCGCCATTTAGAGGGTGGGGAACGGCAGCAGATGTAGGTATTGGTCAGCAGTTACGCCTTTGGTCTAACGATAACTTTGGTGAAGATTTAATCATTGCCCCTCGTGGTGGCGCTATTTATTACTGGGATGCGAGTACTGGCGTATCGGTACGGGCGGTAGAACTAAGCACTTTGGCTTCGGGTTCAACGGTTCCTGGTACTTCCTATACCTATCAAGATTTTGTACCAAACCAAACTAATCAAGTTATTGGGTCTGCCATTCAACGTTTTGTGATTACTTTTGGTTCTAATCCTTATGACCCAACTGATCCAGTTACACCATTTGACCCGCTTTTAGTACGTTGGTCTGACCAAGAAGATCCATTTATGTGGGTGCCAGATGCTACGAATCAGTCAGGCGAGTATCGCTTAAACATCGGATCAACTATTATTTGTGCTGAATCAACCCGTCAAGAGATTCTGGTTTGGTCGGATGCAGCTATCTATTCCATGCAGTACCTTGGGCCACCCTATATCTGGGGCTTCCAGTTGTTGCAGGACAACATCACAATCATGTCTCCCAATGCGGCAATAACGATTAACAACATTACTTACTGGATGGGAACGGATAAGTTCTTCATGTATTCAGGTCGTGTGGAAACGTTACCATGTGCGATTTGGCAGTTCATTTTTGACGATATTAATAAAGACCAAGCTTTCCAAGTTTTTGCTGGTTCTAATGAAGCGTACAGCGAAGTATGGTGGTTCTACTGTTCACAAAACAGTAACGTGGTAGATAGCTATATTATTTACAACTACCTTGAACGTGCGTGGGCGTATGGCACGATGAATCGTACTGCTTGGTTAGATTCTGGTTTGCGTCAGTTTCCGATGGCAGCGGACGGTGTTAATAATCGTATTTTGTACCATGAAGCCAACGTTGATGACGTATCAGGGTTAACCCCAGTACCCATTGAAGCCTACATTCAATCTTCTGATTTTGACATTGGTGATGGGCATAACTTTGGGTTTGTATGGCGTATCTTGCCCGACTTGACCTTTAATGGGTCTAATGTCAATCAACCTCACGTAACAATGACGGTACGCCCACGTAGAAACTCAGGTGCCCCTTATGGAATTGCAGATAATCCACAAGTAGCTAGTACTCAGAACTACACCAGCCGTGGTACCTATGACGTACAGGAGTTTGATGGTCAGGTATATACCCGTCTTCGTGCCCGTCAGATGAGCTTTAGGATTGAGTCAACTACTCTTGGTGTGGCTTGGCAGCTAGGTACTCCTCGAATTGATATTCGACCAGACGGCAGAAGATGACACTTCCACGTTCAGCCCCGCTTCGCCCGCCAAAAGCACCCAATCTGCTGGTAGCGCCAGTAGACTATCGTCAGCAGTACATAGACCAGCTTAATAACGCCTTGCGTTTATATTTCAACCAGATTGATAACGGAATGGCATCTTTGCTGTCTCCTGCTGGTGGGGGTCTTTTGCAGTTTCCTTTTATCGAGGCATCGGATAATGCCGTTCAGTATGCAACCGCAACCAACACAGCTACGATAGTTGAGTGGACTACAACCAGTCTTGGTAATAGCTTTACGTTAAACCCTGGTTATACGGCAACAGCTGAAGTAGCTGGTATATACAAAATAACCTATAGCTTACAGTTTGCTAACGATGACAATGCAGCCCATGACGCTATAGTTTGGTTACGAGTTAACGGTTCCACATCGGCTGCTGACGTGACAAATTCAACCACTATTTTTACTGTTGGCGCTCGCAAAAGTGCACTTATTCCAGCAAAGGTTTGTGGGTATTCGGAAGTAGTATTTGCATTAAATGCTGGGGATGAAGTAGGTCTTTGGTGGGGAACTACGCAAGCTGCGTCATCAGGCGGCGCAACAGGAATTTACATGTATTCTCAAGCTGCTCAAACAACCCCAATGGCGTACCCTGCAACTCCGTCTGCTATTGGATCGATAACGTTTGTTTCGGCGTTATATTAGTGATAAACTTCAATCAATTCAACCCCGTGAGGTAGGTATGGGACTTCAAAACACAGCACACTATTTACAGTCCAAAGGTCGTGGTAGGGACACAATGCTTGTCCATATGTCGCCTAAAGAAGTCAAGGGGTTACAAGATTTAGCTTTAGCTCACGGCGGCAAACTAACAATTAACCCAGAAACTGGGCTCCCCGAAGCCGGCTTTTTAGAAGATATTCTCCCTGTAGTAGCTGCGGCTGGTTTAACTTATTTGACGGCTGGTGCAGCAGCGCCGACCTTAACAGCAGCCCTTGGTGGGTCTACTATGGCTGGCGGTATTGCTGCTGGAGCCTTATCTGGTGCCCTTATTTCTGGGGGTATGGCGGCAATTCAAGGTAAAGATGCTGGGCAAGCTGCGCTTATGGGTGGTCTTGGTGGTGGTATTTCTGGTGGCCTCGGTGCTTATGACGCCGCTAATGTTTTCAACGCCCCTAATCTCTTAGCTGATGCGTCACAACAAGTAGTGCAAGTAAATCCTGCTGACGCCGCTAATATAATGAAAGAAGGATTTAAAGTAGCACCAACACCTCCAGCATTCCCCACAGTAAATCAAGCTGGCTACGGTATGTCTATCCCAAATCCAGCTGTGCCCGGTGGGTTTATTAGTAGCGAAACTGGCCAAGCTTTGGCTAGTGCTCCTTCAGGAAGTGGTTTAACTGCGGGTGAAATGATGGCAGGTAGTGTAAGACCAGGTCCTGTACCCCCAGTAAGTGCAGCAGATGCAGCGCAAGCAGTTAAAACAATTGGTAGTTCTGGTAGTGTTACAGGCTCAGCGCCAACTACCTTCTATCAAGACCAAGGAACAATAGGTCGGATGGCTATTCAAGGTTTACCTGCAATCGGTTTATTAGGTGATACACAAGCACAGGTAGGTCCAGAGGATGAATACGTAAGTCCACTACGGCGTTTGTCGCCTAATTTCCGTGCTCAGGAACCTATTAGGCCAAATCCATACTATCGTGCACAATATCCTACATATGCTGCCGAGGGTGGCATTATGCAATCCTATCAAGCTGGTGGTCCTGTAGAACGTATGTCTATGGCTAATACGGCTATGAACCCCCAAGGTGGTCTATACCCCCAAGGTATGATTGATAAAACTCAATATGCCACCCCTATTCAGCGTCCAGTAAGTTCTGAGATGGTGTCTGAAGTTCCCGCCTATGAGCGGTCTAACCCTATGCTGATGAACACCGGGGGTGTAGCAAGACCATTACCCAAAGGAGACGCTGGTTTATATAGAGATGCTGACCCAACAACCCGTAATCAAGACTCATTTACAGCAGCAATGACTCGATTAAACGCTATGCAAAAACGAGCCAATATTAAGGGTTTACCCGCACTTAAAGCTGTAGCAAAACCATTAGGTAATATTGAAGAAGCGGCTAAGGGTGGGGTTATGTCTAGTCTAGGAGGATACTCAGATGGCGGCAGAATGCTTAAAGGTCCTGGTGATGGTATGTCTGATTCTATTCCTGCTTCTATCGGTAACAAACAACCCGCCCGTCTTGCTGATGGGGAATTTGTAGTC